ATAAGATAAATAAAGCAAGGGGTGAAGAAGTAGAATGGTTTTGGAAGACTGAATGGTGGGAAGGTACTAGAATATTACATGATATTTATTTAAAGGTAAGGCCAATACCTGGTAACCTTTGTCCTTATATTGGTATAGTTGCCAATGTAAATGTAAATAGGGCAATGTCTATGATGGACAAAGCCAAATCACTTAATATGTTATATGATATATTTGCTTATAGGTTAGAATTTATACACTCTAAATATGATGGGCCTATTATGGAAATAGACTTGGCAAAGAAACCTGATGACTGGACTACAGAACAATGGTTATATTATGCCAAGAATATGAATTATATGGTTATTGATAGTTTTAGGGAAATTAATAAAGGTGCTGCAACTGGTCAATTAGCTGGTAATTTTAATACTACAGGAAAGATACTTAACCCTGATATGGGTGGATATATACAACAGACCATGCAAATGTTGATGTTTATCCAGAAAGAAATTGATGATATTACAGGTGTAACACCAGCAAGACAAGGAAATACTTCTCAAATTGATACTGTAGGAGGAACTGAAAGATCTGTAATACAATCATCCAATAATACTGAATATTGGTTTAATCTTCATGCTAATTTTACCCAAAGGGTATTAAATAGATATTTGCAATTTGCAGTATATGCATGGAAAGACAAGACTAAACAATTACAATATATACTTGGGGACTTATCTTCAGTTATAGAGGAAATTAATGGTGCTGAACTTCAAGGGATAGATCCTTGTGTATATGTTACTTCATCTCCAGAAGATCAACAATTGTTACAAATGGTAAGACAAGCTGCAACTGATAGTATAAAACAAGGTACTGGTACTATGAGTATGTTACTTGATACTTATTTTAGTAACAGTATGAATGAAATAAGGGTTAAACTTAAAGGTGCTGAAGAACAGAAGATGGAAGCTGAACAACAACAACAGGAACAACAACAACAACTTCAGCAACAAGAATTACAACAAGAACAATGGTATAAATCTGAACAACTTAGAATTGAAGAAGAAGATTCTATTAGGAGAAATGAAGTTGAATATGCTAAGATTGCTGGGCAGATGCCTACTGGAGAAGTTGAACAACAAATTGAGAAACCTCTTGAAAGGGAAAGACTTGAATTTGAAAAAGACAAAGCTTCAAAGGAACAATCAATAAAACAAAAAGGATTAGATTTGAAAAATAAACAACTAATTGATAATAAGGAATTAACTAAACAAAAACTTGCTTTAGAAGAGAAAAGGACTAAAGCAATATCTAAGAGAAAATGATAGATTTAGCTATACACATCTCAGTTTATTTCACTATGTATGTATTAACAATGAATAATATAACTTAATTTTACACTAATATTTTTTGCTATATGGAAGGGATCAATGACTTATTTGGTAATATAGACTTGATTGGAGAAAATCAGGTTATAGAACTTGAAGAGGTAAGTCCTAATACTGGAGGAGAAGGTGAAGACTCTAAAGGTAAGGAAATTACTAAGGAAACTAAAACTGTTACTAAGGATAAACCTGAATTAAAGGTAACAGATTTGAATACTGAATTAATAGATGTACAAGATGCACCTATAGAAGAAGAAACTACAGAAGAAACTACCCCTTCTTCTAAAGATAAAAAAGATAAAGAAAGTACCTCTTCTTCTTCACCAGTTGAATATAAACCATTTGCTGATTTATCAAAGATGTTTTTTGAGGAAGGGGTTATTACAGAGGAAGTAAATGATGAATCTTTTAATAAACTTGTAGAGGAAGAAGGAGGTGATCCAGTTAAAGCTGTATCTACCCTTATTGCAAGGACTGTTGAAAATGTACATCAAGATTGGATAGATACTTATCCTCCTATTATCCAGGATATGTTGAAATCTTATCATGCTAATTTACCACTTGACAAGATCTTTAGTATTAAAAGTAACCAGATTCAACTTGATGGTATTTCAGATGAAAAGATCTCAGATGATAATAATGTAGATTTAAGAAAACAGATATTAACTGAACACTTAAAGTTAACTACTAAATTCTCTGATGAAAAGATTAAAAAAACTGTAGATAATACAGTACAACTTGGAGAAGATATTGAAGAATCAAAAATTGCTTTAAAAGAATTAAAAGGTTTTAGAAAAGAAGAAGAAGCTAATATAAAAGCTGAAGTTGTTAAACAACAGGAACTTCTTAGAAAGAACCATCAAGATAGAATTGATAATATTAAGAAAGATGTATATAATACCAAAGAAATTATTCCTGGTATACAACTTCAGAAAGTTGAACAAGATGCACTTGCAAAATCAATGACAACTATTGTCTATACAGATGATAGGGGTATAGGGATGACAGATGTAGATTATGCATTTGCCCAATATCCTTTAGAGATGCGTAAGGCATTACATTATTATAATTTAAAAGGATTATTTAAAGTAGACCCTAAGACTAAGACTTGGGCACCTGATTTTTCTAAAGTTACCAATAGTATAAAAACTAATATGGTAAAGAATGAGAAGGAAAAAGCTTCAGGGGCAAGACAATATAGGTCAGGGGATTCTACAATAGATGAAAATGAAAATACAAAAGTAGATCTTGCTAAGTCAATTACTGGTTGGCTTAAAGAGAAAAATCCAGAAACTTAACCAATTTAATATAATATCAAATGAAAGTTAACGCGTTACAACTGTACGATAGCAAAGGTTGGTCAGGTATGACAACTGATAACCATTTAAGTGCTATTGGAGCTAAAAACCCACAGATTATATCTAATACCGTGGAATATCTTTATCCTATAAGTGGACCTTATAATCCAGGTGGAGAAGATATATTCTCAATTCTTAATAAATTTTCTGTAATGTATATAGATGATGCTGATATTCCATATCAGTGGTATCTATCAGATAGGGAAGATAGGTCTATAGCATTACTTGCTTATGGTGATAGTTCCCTGGCTGCAATAGATTTTCCAGGAAAAGCCAATTCAAGTTTTTATGTAAAATTTGCAGAAGATTATTTTGGCCCACAAACTGTAATAGGTTCTGATAAAAAAGAAACTTATCAGTTACAAATTGTAGGTGATGCAATTTCTTCTGATGCTTCTGGTGCTGTATATGAAGTAAGGTTAATGACGGGTGATCCCAATGCATTTATACCTATTGCTGAACTTTATACTAATTCACGTTGGGTAGAACTTTATACCCCTGTTGAATACACTATGAGTAAAAGGGGAGGTAAACTTCACCACTCTGCACCTTTCAAGATGGAAAATGATATTTCAATGATCCGTCTTGATACAGTGATCCCAGGTAATATGATTGACCAAGGTAAGAATGCACCATTGGCATTTGCTTGGGTTGATCCACAGACCAAGAAAACTATGACTTCATGGCTTGGTAAAATGGAATGGGATTATCTGAAACAATTTAGGATGAACCGTACCAATGCTGTTTATTATGGCAAATCATTGAAGAAAAATGATGGTACATTTGCAATGAAAGGTGAATCAGGATTTACTATTAGGACTGGATTTGGTTTATATGATCAAATTGCACCTTCTAATATTTATTACTTTGATTCTTTCTCATTTGACATTGATTATTTTATTGATGTTATAATGGCCATGACTGTGGGAAAATTCCCAGAGGACATGCGTAGGATAGTAGTTATGACAGGTGCTTATGGAGCAAGGTTAATACATGAAGGTATTGTTAAGAAAGCTGGAAGCCTTGGTCAAATGTCAACTACTACTAATGGTTATATTCGTAGTAATGACCAGATCCAAGCTTCAGGTGGTAAACTTACTTTTACTTCTGGACAATATATCAAATACATTGATATGTTAGGGATTGAACTTGAAGTTATTGTAGACCCAATGAAAGATGACCTTGTTACAAATACAATGGATCATCCACTTGGAGGCAAAGTAAATTCACGTATCATGGATATCTGGGATTTTGGTACTGATAAAGGTAAACCTAATATTCAATTAGTTAAACCTAAAGGTACAATGGCAACTGGATTATATAAATATGTTCCAGGTTTACGTTGCCCTTATACCCCAAGTAACTCATGGGAAAGCCTTACACCTAATATGGCAGCTACTAAGATTGATGGTTATGAATTAGTACGTATGGACCAGATTGGTGCTAAGATTAATAACCCTGTACGTTGTGCAAGGTTTATTCCTAATCTACTTAGATAATTAATAAATGGTGAAGAAGAAGTATAATAATTAAAACTAAAGCAAATGGAATTCAAATTACCAAATGAAAAAATCACTATTACCCCTTTACCAAGGGGTAGTAGTATGATTAATGATCCAAAACATATTGGATACTTTATGTATCCTAATACTCTGGCATCTTATACATTACCAAGGGAAATGTCAGGAAATTGGGTAAAATGTTTAACTGAGGAAGAACAAGAATTTCTTGAAAAAAAACTTGGTGTAAACCTTTCATTTAATAAGAGTAATACTTATTGGACAAAAAGGGATGTTAGGATCATACGTACTGAAGAATTACTAAGGTCTGGTTTTCCTATTGACATTAGTAACCCTGATGGTTATCTTGACTATAAGATACTTTCTGTACAAGGATGTTTTGCACCTTCTTGGGATGAAAGAAATTCAAAACCTTTAGAATATAAATTTGTCATTGTAAGGGAAGGTGAGAAATTAAGTGATGATCAGGAAGAAGCTGATATTGAACAAGAAGCTTCAGATAAGTTTTCTAAGATGAAAAATAACAAAGAGAAACTTATTGATTTCTTGATAAGATATGGTGATAAACCTGATAAAGATTCTACAATAGAATTTTTAAGGACTAATGTATGGAAGATTGTTAAGAAGTTTCCTGATAAATTCTTAAAAACTATTGAAGATGTAGACTATGATACTAAAATATTCTTGGATAAAGCTTTAAGGTGTAGTGCTATTAAGTTGATAGGAAAAACTACTTATGCCCTTAACTATGCCAATAATGATATCATAGGATCTACATTAGGACTTGCAATAGCTTATTTAAAAGATAAGGCTAACTCTACTACAATTCTTGAAATACAAGCAAGGATTGAAGTTGAAGAATCTAAAAGAAAATCAAAAGTAAAGAAAGATAAAACTGAATAATGACTTCTGCACAATTATCATATGAATTTGATATATTGTTTGACAGCATTGCAAACTATTCTTCTCCTGGTTTTACTAATCAGGAGAAGAGTTCTTTGTTAAACCAAGCTCAAGAAAATATTTATCTTGATGTAATCAATCCTTTAACTACTCCTAGAAGTGGAGCAATTTTAGATGAATTGAACAAGATTATATCTGCTGAATTAATTAATCATACTGGAGATTTAATACCTGCAACACCTGCAACCACTTTTGGGGCAGAATTATTTATAGATAGTATTCCACCTTGGGGTATAGTTGGTGCTCAATGGACTAAAACTGGTGTATTAACATTTGCACGTACTATATCAGGGGCAAGTATTATGAGTTTAACTTGCTTTGCTAATGCTTCTTTAATAACTAAAGATTTAACTTATTTATTATCTGTAACTGTTACAAGTAAAACTGTAGGACAAATTGGATTATTTGGTGTATATAATAATGGTTCAAATGATTATTTAATTGGATATGTAAGTACAAATACAACACAAACATTTCAATTTGTTGCACCTGTAACATCAGCATTTGGGGTAACACCTTATGATAATTTTGATGGAAGTGTAACATTTTCTTTAAAGCAAGTTATTATTCCATCTATGGGAAATAACCTTCCTTATGGACAATTTGTACAATTACCTATAAACTTCTTTTTTCCTTTAATAGAATTTGCAGATATTCAATTTTTATCTACTAGTTATTTTTATGCTTTTACCAATAAATATCCAAATCATATTTCTACAAACGTATATGTAAAACCTATACCACAACTAGATTTTAATAATGGATGGTGGTCACATATAAGAAGGCCATATGAAGATTTGGTATGGAGGACTGAAAGAGAAAGGCCAACCCCTACTTCTACAATAGGAACAATTAATCCTAAATTGTATGAACTTTTTGGAAATGAAGAATATACTATCTATAGATATAGGGCTACTTATTATCGTAGACTTATAGATATAGATATTGATAATAATATAACCTGTGAATTAGATCCTTTTATTCATAGGACACTAGTAAAAGATGCTGTGAAGATTGCTGCCCTTTCTATCAATGATAAGGATAAATATCAAATGGCCTCAATAGAGAAAAATAACTAAATTTTATTGTATAATTAAAAAATTAAAACCATGCAATTTCCAGATCAAAGAAACATTAGTCTTGCTTTAGTAGGCAAGAATTTAGCAGTAATAGCAGATACTACATTAGTCAATGATATTAGTACATTGGCAGATGGAAATATTGCTTTACTGGATAAAGATAATAAGTCTATAAATAGTGGTAGTTTGACTGCTACACAAGTAGTAAGGTTTGTACAGAGAAATGGTAGTGAACTTGTTTATTCCCCTTATTTTAAAGTAGGTGATGCAACTTGTAAATTATCAGGATATACTGCACCTACTGAACAAGTAAGTTATATTGGATATAATGGTTCTGCTGGTAGTTTAGATGTTATTGACAATACTAATTTTATTGTTAATATACAATTAAAAGATGCTACCCGTGGAAGTGTATACCAGAAGTTTGGTGCTTACAGGTCAGTAACTTCTGCAACCCAAGTACAGATTGCAACTGGTCTAACTCAAAGTTTGATACGCCAGTTTGCTAATGAACCTGTATCTTATATTACTTTTTCAAGGGTTAGTAATGGCTCAGTAGCAGCATTTACTGGCAGTTCTACTCTTAATAAGTTTACCAAAGGTTCAACTACAGTTAAAGTTTATACTGTAACTGCTGATGGTACTGGTACATTTACTGCATCCACAGCATCAGTCAATGTTAATGATGTAGTTAATATTCCTTCTATTAATGGCCGTAGTTTTAGTTGGACTGCAAGTGCATTAGGTAGTGGTGCAGGGCATACTGCAATTTATATTGGAACTACTTTATATCTAGTAACTGATGCAGGTACTGATAGTGCTAATGCAACTGCTATTGCTGCTGCTATTAATGCAGGAACTTTAGCAACTGCTGCTGTTACTTCTTCTAATGTGGTAACTATTACTTACAATAAAGATACTGTAGGTTTACCTCCACTTGTATTAAATAGTGTAGATGATTCAACATACACTCTTGCTACTTTAACTGTTGTTACTGGTGATTCAGTTCCTGTTAAATATGTAGTTGCTGCTACAACTTCTGCTGCTGCAACTTTTGAACTTGATATTCCATATCAGGGAGAAACTGGTTATGTATATGAAGGGACAACTGCTGCTGTAAATACAGGTATTGCAACTACTAATACTCTTTGGGGTATTAAAATGTCAGGTAATGCACTTCCATTTCAGATTAATAAATATCCTTATCAGAAAGTTAACTTTACAGTAAGCCTTGTAAACTTTACTGCAACTGTTGCAACTGGTAATGGTGTAACTTCAATTGGTTCTGCTGCAAACCCTGGGGTCAATGTATTTGAACAAGTTGCTGAAGTTGAAGAATTCTGTAACTATAATCAAGGTAAAACTTTACGTGGTATCTATCTTACTTCAGATGCTTTAAACAATCCTACTGTACTTGGTACACAATATGAATGTGCTACTATACAGGCAAAGAAAATTGTATCTAGTGGATTAGGACAACCTTTAGAATCTCCAGTAACTATATACCTGTTCTTCTACAAGAACTCTGCACAAGGGGATGCAATAGCTATAGTACTTAATACCTATTATGTATCAGGCGCTTTTCCTGCTTAATACTAACTAACCAAAGGGGAGCAGAGATGTTCCCCTTACTTTTATTAACTTTAATTTTTAAGATTATGTCATTTGGAAGTAGTGCAAGACAAGAAGTTTATGCTAAGATAATAGGAAGAGAAGGAGTAGAAATTGGTTTTGAAAGATATGATGGTGGACTTTTAGATGTTTCATCCACAGGCTCAGGAAAAGAAGATACTCATGGATTTTATATAATGTTAGCTGCGGGAGCAACTGAAGGACTACTTATGGTTAAACCGTGGCAAAGTGATTCTTATAAATTAATGCCTTTCTTTAAAGGAGAAAATAAATTACTTATTACTGGAGTTAAATATGATGCTGCAAATACAGCAACTACTGTTTACTGGATAAAATAAATATTATGAAAAGATATATAGGATTTTTATTATTATTAAGTACTCTATCTCTATCAGCACAAAATTATACAAAACAATTTATTAGTAATTCAAGTTCTGAATTAAC